TTGAGTCCGAGTTTCATGTACTTAGCTAAATCTTCTTCTGGCTCAAACAGTTCAATACGTTGCATACTTTCCTGCGGGTCTTCAAGATCAACTTTATCTTCAACGTCTAGGACGATCTGATGTAAGTGGTTTACAGAATCCTGTGCGCTTTCAAACGCAACAGAGTTCTCAACATAATCTTCTAGTGAGTCCAGAATTTCTTTTTGAGCATATTCGTTCTTCAGGTACTCTAAAAGCATGTATGGATCTGCATCCACTTCTACGCCTTCAATAGCGTATAACTTTTCACGAGTACCTGAGTCCCGAATCTCAAACTTCAGGTCTTCAATCGTGGGCATTTTATGAAAATCTTCACAATGTTTATCAATAATCTTATAAAGACTATGATACTCACTGGGTAGATAATGCCTATGCGTAACACTCCAAGTCTGAAAGTCTTGGAGCGCGAGCACTTGCTTTATCAACGCACTTGCGATGTTCAAAAAATTTCCCCCGAAATTAAAGATTTAGACAGACCCCGTAGAGTCTGTCTTTTAAAAACTAATAAAGATTAAGCAGATGCTTTTTCTTTCTTAGCAGCGCCATCATAGTCGGCAGCAACAAGGCCCCGACGAGTTAGCATAGTTTTAACACCACGAGCAGTTTTGCCTATAGTTTCAGCGATGTCTTCTACAGTCATTTCAGAAATATCACCAAGATCTGCTAAAGGATCTTCTTTAGCTGAACCTTTAGTGTGTTCCTGACGTGGGATAGCATCAATATCCCCAGAACGAAGCAGACTAAGAGCCTTACCACGTACAGAGTTTACAGAGCGATCAAGTGCATCAGCGATAGCTTCTACGAAAGCGCCGTCTTGTACCATAGATACAAAAGTTTCTTCCTCTTCTACAGAGTAAGTTCTAACGGTTTCTACTTTAGGAGCAGGCTTAACGTGTCCGGTTAGTTCCATGGATAGGATCTTACCTTGAATTGATTTAGCAGAAAAAGCTGCGCCATCAAAGTGTTCAGCGATTTGAGCGTAAGTATACTCACCGCTGTTGTCCTGTACGAAAGAAGACAAAGTGTCCTCTTGTTCAGGAGAGAAAGTTCTAACAGAAGATGCTGATGCAAGTTCTACGTCAAAACCCATTTTTCGCAGTTTACTAGAAACTGATCGAGTTGAAGTCTCGAGCTGAGCCGCTGCCTCTGCAACAGTTGCTTGAGAGATAGGTGCTTCATCACCAACAAAGTTGGTTAGTTCAGCAGTACGTTCTTCAGTCCATTTTGGCAATGCCATATATTATTCTCCGATTAAATCTAATAGATTTTCAATTATTGTTATGCCAGAATTTCTGGCTTGATTTGTTTTAGCGGACTCTATACCGCTTTCATTTACTAGTATCGTAACATCTTTAGTCAAGCTTGATTTTACAATATATCCTTTATCCAACAAGGCAGCAGTAGCCAATGCTTTAGTTTTATAACTTTTAAGTTTACCACTAATACAAACTGTACCTATTGTCTCTACAAGAGAGACTTTTTCAAACTTGAAATCAAAAGGTAAGCAGCCATCATAAAAACTATAGAAATCTTTATGTAACCACTTTAATAAGTTTTCAGTTGCCTTTGGACCTAGTCCCGCTGCTTTACAGTTACTCTCATTTATTTCAGTAATATCAGTAATTATTTTAGAGAGTTTATCACTAGCAGTTTTTCCGATTAAAGGTATGCTGAATGCAGCTAAAACCGTATTAAAAGGTGCGGCTTCCGAATTTTTAATTTCTGCATATAACTTTTTAGCCAACTTCTCGGAGGACAACCCTTCAGAAATATCTTCTTCTGTAAGAGAGTAGATCTCATCGATATCTGTCAAGCCAAGTTTATTGATAGCACTAGGACCTAACCCTTTTATTTTAAGGGTTTTAGCAAAGTGTTCAATTTTCTTTTGCTTTTGAGAGACACATGAGTTACTTCTACAGTAAAGAAGATCATTTGACCACTCAAGTAACGAACCACAGCTGGGGCAGTGGGTGGGGGCTTGAATAGTTTGCACTAAAGGATTCTCCGTGAAATTGAAAGTATATTATACGAGATTTTAAGGTTTCTGTCAAGAACTATTTTTTAATAGGTGCACTTAGGTTACACGTCGTAAAATTCGAGGTATAACCTCACCACTACGAATAACTTCTACATTACAGCCTATTTCAAGATCAAGACTGCGTATATAATCTATATTATGTAGAGTAGCTCTAGACACAATAGCCCCTTCTATATCAACAGGATCTAAAATGGCTACAGGGCTTACTACTCCGCTTTTACCCACCTGCCATGTTACATCTAATAGTTGGGTAACTTGGCCCTCTTTCTGCTCTTTTAAAGCAACAGAACCTCTAGGGTGGTGTGCTGTATAGCCTAATCTATCAAACTTATCACGGCTATCTAACCTATATACAAAACCGTCTGTAGGATAGTTACTTACATCGAACGTGCTAACTTCACTTATACCAAAATCTCTAAGAGTCTTTAGCGTGTGTTCTTTATAAGATCTTCCCTCTTCTTTGACAGTGTAGTTAATATCGTAGCCTACAAAAGTTATATTTCTTTGTTTAAATTCTTCTATATCTTTTAGATTTAGAGCACCTGAAGCATAATTCCTAGCATTAGGAATATCTTTAGAAGCGACTACTTCTCCAGTAATTTGTATAGTTTCTTTTACAGAAACTTCATTAGGAACTAAAACCTTTATCTTATTAGTTATGTCCTTTCCAACATTTCCATCGCCCCTTGTCAAGGCCAGAGCTAGTAATCCATTAACATATAGAATAGACACTGCGGCTCCATCTAGTTTAGGAGTACAAACATACTCTTTAAGGTTTGAAGGCAGATCTAATTCTGAGAATACTTTTTGTAAAGAGTACATTTTATAAAGATGAGGTATTCCATCAGTTACAGTGTAACCTATAGAATTATAGTCGTATTTCGCTGCAAGAGAATCGAACTCTGCATCGGAAATAAGAGGGGTACCTTGATAATAATGTTTACTTGCTTTATCTAAAAATTTTTTCATAAAAACTCTCACTGGAATATGTACATTATACAGACAGAACCAGCAAAAGTCAAGAACTATTTATAGATTTCGTCTATATAATCTTTAAAATGTTCTTCTATAATATCTTTTGATTCTGCCAACGATAGTATTTCTAGTAAACCTGAAAAGAGCTGCCGAGAATTGTTAAAATCCAATTCCATAGCTACACCTTCGGGAGAAGGCTTCCACTCTTCAGTAAAATCTAGATAATACTTTCTGACATGTAAGTACTCTATACCTCTAAAGGTATTGATAGTAAGCCTTACTTGTATCTCTTTATCCTCATTATAATGTATGATTTTTTCATATAGAGCGGGTGCTTCGTATAATTGCATATCATACCTCGTTTCTAAGAATAGACGAGAGAGGTACCACACTTGTTACGTTTTCGGGTTTGAGAAGTCGATATGAATCTGTGTCCCAGCAAAAAAGCAAAAGAGTCCTGTCGGATTCTTTTGCCCTATTTTTCTTGCCCGCTACATAAGGGGTGGTAAAGTCTAAAGTACAAACATTATACTTTAGTTTTTTAGAATTTTCACTGCGATAGGTGATTATAGCATCACCGTACTCAGTTACTAACGATGCTAGTTCCTCTTTTTTCACAAAATCTCCTTTTATTAGGTTAGCAAAATCTTTTGCTGTACTATATATTTGGAGAGCGGAAGCTTAAAGGTCTGTAATCGTTTTTAAAAAATGCCCGCCGAGCGCATCGTTAAGAGGCGTGGCGGGGCTTTAAGGTACTTTACGCTTCATTTATTGTTGTAATTATTGAAGTAAAGTATTGCGCGGCTTTACCAGTCAACTTAGAAATAATCTCTTCGTCAACAGATTGACCTGCATCACTTAAAGCAGCAGTAAGGGCTTCTTGGGCCGCTGCTTTAGAGATACGAGTGCCGCCTCCAGTTGTACCGCCGCTAGACTTAGCAGCGGGGGTTTTCTTAACATAAACGCCAGCTTTTGTTAAGATCATACGAACACCGTTAGGTGACTCGTCTAATTCTTCTGCAATATCTTTTACAATCTCCATGCTGGTTTCTGGAGTTGGTTGCGCTTCTTCATACATTGCTACTGCCTGTGCTTTTTTATCGTCATCCCAAGCCATGTTTCTTTTCCTTCTGTTAGTGTTTTTAAGTCCAGGTGCAAAACCTGTTCGTTCTAGTTGTTGCTGATAAAATCGGTCGCCCATTTGCTTCCATCACTTTATAAAAACATATTATATGTGAAATTAACCTTAAAGTCAAGAACTTTTTTTGTTACGCCAGTAATAATATTCCATATACTGAGGCCATCTCAAATACTGCTTTAAAGGATAAGCCCAATAAAGTCCTTGATATACTTTTTCTATGTTTTCTGAAGCATCGCACCAATTACACGGTGACCCTACTTCTGTACCTATTACAGTTTCTTTAGGGGCACAGAAGTGGTCCCACATTTTTATTTCCTTATCCATTCTTCTATCGTCCTTTTCTCTATATCTTCGTAAGTGTTAGACTCGCAGTGAAGTACTATTAACTTATCGCTTTTTGAATTTTGAGGTAAATTTACCCCTTGCAGAGTATAATCGTCGGTTATTTTTCTACCCGACGTTAGACTTTTAAAAGTAATAGTTACCCTCCCTACTTTTAGTGCTTTTATCATGTTTTCTATCATAATTGCTTATTTAAATCAATACCTAGTTTTGCTAGATGATTGAGCTTGCCCAAATCATGGGCACAGCTAGAGGCATAAAAGCCCCCTTTACCTGCGGCAGATACAAAGTCTAGTTCTTCAGCTTCTTTCTCAAATATATAAATTTGATACGCCTCACTACCATACTTCTCTAAGTATGTAGGGTTTTCGTATTTTTTATCCACAACTGCAGGGGCATGATATTTTGCAGACCATACTACTTCTCCAGCTTGAAAACTTTCAGATACACACTCATCTGGAAAATAATGTGGCGTTAATCTTTCTTCTTTGTTGCTCGGTCTTGATGGGACGCCAACTCTTTCGAGAATAGATCGTACAAAGGATGGACTTCTGAAGAGCCGCTTTGAGATATCTGAAACAGTATCTCCTCCAAGGAAGCTAGAACATGCCTCAGCGATTTCGCCATCACTCGCCGGACGACCTCGCAGACCTGCCTTACGCTTTTTGGTATATTCCTTTCTTTCGTCATGCTCTTCAATAATCTTTTGTAGGCGTGTTGTATTGTACGATATATTTAGAATATCGCACGCCTCTTTCTTAGTTATGGGTTTAGTACTAGCGGAGCCAGGGTTTAGAAGCGATTTCACTTTCTCTATGTTCTTCGCCGTTAGATTCTCGTGATCCTTCTTCTTTACATTCTTCCGCATATTCTAGCTCCAATAGTAATTCGCAATAGTGTATAATCTTTTTTATATCTTCTACACCGTTCTTTTTTCGATGTCGAGTTGCATACTTAATAATGTTACCTTCGATATATCCTAGTTTGTTCGCATGGATATACTCAAGGGGTTGTATAGGCAAGTCGTAGTGGGATCCTCCTTCTTGCTTGTCTAGCGCATTGGCTGGACGCATTTTAGGCATTTCTCCACTAGGAGCCTCGTTAATATACTTTTTATCAGTCATGTATAAAGTCCTTAATCATCGGAAAGAAAGGCTCAATAATATGCCCACACTGTCGGGCAATTTCCAAGTGTTCTTTCTGGGTTCCTGGGGTTGTACGCACATCAACGTAATGTATCCATGAGCGTAGTGTACCTGCCATATAAAGTCTACTCTTTGTGAGCCCTTCAGGAAGCACTGCTCGAGCTTGCTCTTTTGCAATACCTACTCCAATTGCCCACTTATATACTCCGTCTGCAACATCGATAACACGCTTCTGCTGCTGCACCCACATGTGATGCAGGCTTTCGTCGTCAGTTTCTACACTGTTCTGGCGATTCTTTTCATCTTGCATACGAGTTTGTCGTAATTCAAATGGAAAGCCCATCGCCGCAGGGTCGGCGTAGCGTTGGCTAAACTCTTGAAAAGCAAAGCTACGGTGACGCACTATCTGATGTGCGATGTCACGGGTAGTATCAATCTCTAGCGTAAGGGATACCATTTCAAATGGGCTCCAGTGCTTATGTTTGATTAGATACTTTACTAACTTCTCAGAAGTTTTACTATTGTTTTGGTTGCTAGGATTCGATACTCTAGCCATCATAGCGATCTCTTCAATTAGATTATCGTGTGATGATGATATAAGTCGTACTGTCATTTTAACTCCTACTTATTCTGTTGTCATAGTCGGCTAGTTCTTCGTCCCACCAATGTGGCTTTTCTCTATGTTTCCACTCCGCGAA